TTCCTCCTTTCCGGCAAAATAAAAAGCGCAGCAAGACAAACCTGTTAAGGTCTATCTCACTGCGCCAAAACTGCGCTTCAAAAGCTATTTACTTTTCCGGTGGATGGATGATTTTCACCCATCCTTCCCTTGTGTCTCCTTCGATAACGCCCTTGCATCTGTCGCACTTGAAATGATATCGTCCGTCCACTTCGCCAAGATAGCGGTTGCAGCGAACGTTCTTATAGATTGGATTTTGCCTGATACAAGGGCAACAGATTCTAACTAACATGAGCGCTCCTTTCGTTGGATTTCTGGAAACAGGCTGTTGAGCACAAACCTGTTAGAAGCTGCTGGGAAACTGTTCGCACTTCCAGCCGTGCTATTTCCCGCCCTGGAAAACCTTCACAGTCTTTCTGTTTGCCGGACAGGCAATGGTTCAGGCTGCGATTCGGACGCGGAAGCCGGATTTGAACCAGCGACCTCTTGGTAACCAAGCGAGCTACCTGACTGCTCCACTCCGCGATAGAAACCCGGCTTAATTGGTTAACCGCTGCTCTTTGCAAAAGGAGAAAATTCAAAAAAGCCTTTTGCATCGAGAGCCGGGAATAGCGGTGAGGTGTCAAAAGAGAAATCCCATGCAAAGCAAGAGGATAGTTGTGCTGCGTAGCGGGTTTGAACCGCTTCGTGTCAGTTGGGGGAGTACAAACAACGTTCCGTCCACTCGGAAACGCAACATATAATCCCCACGACAGAGAAAGGCGGCTGTCGTGGGCGAGTAAGAAAGGATGGTATTACACAACAAATGACGAGTAAAAATGACTTAAAAATCTCGCCAATGCAATACCTAGAGGAAGCTGCAAATCTTCCTAGTACTATTGTAAGCCATGTCAATAGGCAAATCAAATTTTAATGCCTACGCACCCGGCTATTTAGGGGAATTATTAAAATGGCCTCTTGACAGGCTCAATTTTACTGATTCCGTTGTACAGTTCATCGGCAAGCTGTGCCAGACTGTCCGGTGCATCATCGTGTGGAACTTTGCCAAGCTGCGTGAACATCGTCACCTGTTCCATGAACGCCTTATACTCTTTCGACTGGTGCTTTTCGTCAAGGAAATAGAACCGTTTAATATCCGGCGCATACTGGATGATTCTGGACAGCTTGCTTTGACCACTTGGCGCACGCTGGCTACGAACAGAGCAGTGATAGCCTTGCTGCCGGAGCTGGCCGTCCACTACGTCACAGTATTCATCACCGCCGTTGTTGGCTTCGCCACGCACCACGTTGATTTTGTGCTGGATGATTTTGCCCACGACTTCCGGTCTTGTCACTGTCTTATCGCCGTTGTTGAACACAAGGTCTGGGATGAACACGGCATCACCGTATACATAAGCGATAGGACAAGCTGTGAAGTCACCGCCACCCCATGCAATATCCATGACCATGAGCTTCCGATCAGGCTCTCCATCAGGCAGAACGCCGTTAAAATACCGAAGCTCATCCGCAGGAAAAAGCAGACCTTCACGCACATAGGGCTTACCCATGTACTTTGCCCACCATGTTGCGTCGTCAATGCTGGCTTTCATATCGGCATAGTAGGCATCGTCAAAGCCAACGCCATAGTCATAATTGAAATTGCTGTGTCCGTTTTCGTCCACCGCAGGAATTACCCGGAATCTGTACTTTGGATTGTCCGCGTACTGGTTCTGTATGCGACCCAGAGGGTCAAGCACGTTCCAACGTGTACCGACCATCAGCTCCAATGCGCCCTGCTTTTTACGGTCTTTTAGCTGGTTCAGGTAGGCATCATACTTGTTGTTCAGACGCTCAACGTTCAGGCTTTCCTCCAAGTCCTCAATCAAGTCATCGCTGTACAGAACGCCGCCCTCGCCGATTTCAACTGCGCCGGTCAGCGTGCCGCCAATAGAGCGGCAAGTAAGGGTGGGGAAGCGCTTCTTTCGGTTCAGGTCAACGCTTTCGTCCTTTGCGCTCTTGTCTACAAGCTGAACATCAGGGAAGATTTTGCCCCAGTTATAGGTAACGGGGTCAGTGATGATAGACAGAACTTCGCCGTAGAAGCCATTGGTCAACTTGTCGGAATGTCCGCTCATGACCGATGCAACGTCCGGGCGGTTGCCCATCAGCCATGTGATAAAAAATATACAGAGCGTACTTTTTCCGGTTCTCGGGGGCTGGCTAACCCCAAGAAATTCTACACGATGGAAAAACAAGTCCTCTAGGTCACGAACCAGCGTCAGAAGCACCTTTCTTCGTGGCTGATAGAACTTCTTCTCCGGCGCACGGTTCCATTCAAGGTAGATGCAATAGCTGTCGAACACGTCTTTTGCTTCAAACAGGTACGTCCGACTGATAATGTCATAAGCCTTCGCCACGTCCTCGCCTGTTTTCATCTTTCCCATCATGGCTGCGCAGACAGAGCGCAGCTCACCAGAGTATTTGTAGGCATTGAACCGCTTGTCCTGAGACAAAGCGTCCCTCAGGTTCACCACCGCCTGAAACCAGTCCTCGTAGACCTGCGCTTCGGTCGGATTCTGCTTTGCATACGCTTTGATGCTATCAATGATAGCGATACACTGCTTTGGCTGCATAAAAAAATAGGCACCCCCTACCTGAAAATGTAAAGAGTGCCTACAACTGCACAAAAATCAAATATTCGGTTTTATAATGCTGTTTTTGGAAAATTATTTACTAAAATTCGTTTTAACGGATAGAATGTGCGGTTTATTTGACTTCTTCTGCAAGCTGGTTGAGCCTGCGTTTCAGTTCGTCCGCATCGTAGTACAAAGCGTCTGCGATGGCATTGAGAATATCAGGCTTGTCGGTGTAATCGCACAATGTTTCAATCAGTTTCAAGCTCTGATCTGACAATTTTACGGGTTTCATGTTGATTTCCTTTCGGTTTTATTCTCCAGCTTTGAAATTGTAAATGGGCTTAATGTGTTTTACAATATCAACTGTTGGGGAGATTGCGTTGATAATTTCCTGCGCTGGCTTATATGCCATCGGGCATTCATCCAACGTGGATTCATCGGCTGACGTAGTATAAATTCCGTTCATCTGCTTTTTATATTCCTCAACGCTGAATGCTTTTTTAGCCGCTGTTCTGCTATATAGTCTGCCAGCACCATGCGGAGCAGAGAAATTCCAATCAGGATTGCCCTTGCCAACACAGATAAGGCTTCCGTCTCTCATATTAAGAGGAATAATCAACTTCTCACCATCTCTAGCGGAGACAGAACCTTTTCGGATAATATCATCTGATTCGTCAATATAGTTGTGTACGGTTTCAAAGAAAGACGCATGGGTTAGCATGGAATTGATTCCAACACCGTCTAAAATGGTATGCATGATTCTTGCTCTATTCATCCTTGCAAAAGCCTGACAAATTCGCATATCATTAAGGTAGGAATCACGTTCTTTGCCTTCAAGATAGCACAGTTCATTCGGAATATCGGGGAACTGAACATCCAATTCTTTAATTTTTTGCGAGATTTCTTGTTCACGACCCTGCGCTTTCAGTTCTGCAATCACACGTTCCGTAGCTTCTTTTCTTTTGTTCTTTCCTTTGATATTTGAGATAGCTACATTTTGATGATACTCTGCGACTTGCTTCCCAAGATTTCGGCTTCCAGTATGGATAACAAGATACTGGTTTCCCTCTTCGTCTTCGTCCAGCTCAATAAAATGATTACCGCCGCCCAAAGTACCCATGCTGCGAAGAATCCAGTCAACATTATGTAGGCTATCTTTGCAGTCAAGCTGACTAAGGAAAGAATCCGACATTTTCTGCGATTCGTGAACATTCATTCCAGCCGGAACTCGTTCTCTGATTACTTTATCTAACTTTTTCGGGTCAATGTGTTCAATTCCAAGCTCAGCGACAAGCATTCCGCAACCAATGTCCACGCCTACAATATTTGGAATGACTTTTTTGCCCAAGTTTGCCGTAAACCCAATTACGCACCCGGAACCAGCATGAACGTCTGGCATAATGCGAATTTTGCATCCGTCAACAAAGCTCTGATTACAGAGCGTTAGAATCTGATCAGATGCCTTATCTTCGATATTATCCGTAAACACCTTTGCAGACGCATATTTTCCTTCAATCGTTTTCAACTTGTTCTCCTTTCTATTTTGGTTTTATTCTAGTTCACGAACACTTTCACCTGTTCTGTTCAGCAATCCGATACCATGTCTGGCGGGTCACGCCAAGCTGCTTGGCAGCATCCGTGACCGTAAGAATGCGCTTCTCTACCTGCTCATGGAGAACGTCAAAAAGGTTTCGGTCATACTCGGTTGGTTTGCGACCTTCCTTGTAATCGGGGCGCTGACTGGCAATTTTCTTGCCCTCTCTGGTGCGTTCAACAATCATGTCACGCTCAAACTGGGCAAACACAAGGAACATACCTCTCATAGCCCTACTAGCAGGGGTGTTGTCCATCACGCCAAGATTCAGCACGTTCACCCGGATTCCTTTTTCAATCCATGAATCAATCAGTTCATACCCGCCGACAAGGCTTCTGGCAACACGATCTAGCTTTGTCACAACGATTGTATCGCCGCTCTGGACTTCCGCTTCCAGCTTGTCCAGTTCCTTGCGTTCCATTTTAGTGCCGGTATATACCTCTTTGAAAATCTTGGTTGCACCAGCGGCCTTGAGAGCTTCTTCCTGCGATTCGAGACTATTTCCGTCAATCGCCTGTCCAGCGGAACTGACACGAGCGTAACCGTAGATCATTCAGAATCACTGTTCCTTTCATTCGGAAACATCTTCTTTGTATTTTTTAGCGCCTTTGCATCCATTTCTTCATTTGTAAGAACATATTCATTATCAAGGTAAGTTCGTGAACCTCTTGGAACCAAGACAACATCATACTTTAACACATCCGAAAACTTCAATAGGTTTTCATACGAAATCCTATTTCTACCAAGAACAGTCGATGCGACGTGTTTACTCTCATAATTGAGCTTTTCATTTAATTCTCCAACGCGAAGAGGGGAATTTTCAAGAATCCTTTTCAATGCTTTGTTTGCGTTCATTTTTATGTCCTCTCTTTCTGACCTTATTATATCTCAAAAGAGAGACATTTGTCAAGACGTTTTTGAAATTTTGCAGTTTTACTATCAATAGGGTCACTTTTTCATCAACACTTTTTTGTGTTAGTTTACAGTTTGTATAATTATCGTGTTATCAAGTTTTACTATAAATTTTCGCCCCGATTCTAACACATTAAAGTGTCAAAACCGCTACCAAAAATGTATCCTAAAACGCGTTTTAACGTACAAATTATACAAATTGGGCTGTTGACAACTATATACCAAGCGTCTATAATCTAAGACAGCAGAACACACGATGAATCAGCCAACTACGGTAGATTTATCCTTTGTGGCATAAAAAATAGGCCGTCAGCACAACCGACCAAAGTAGCACTGACGACCTATTCCACCACAAAACAGAAGCTGCGCAACCAAGGGCGCAGTCTCGGTTTCTGTCAGTTATTATAGCAGAAGCAGACCACTTCTGCAATAGAAAGGAGCAAAAAACATGAAATTTCCCACAACAACCGAAGAATTTCTGAAAACCCTCGCACACGGCAAAGAGCCGACCAGCGAGGACAGGGAGTACGCAGAAGCGCTGGGTAAGCTGTCCGAACTGAACTACCGGGCAGGGTACGAAGCGGGACGTAAAGAAAAGTAACATAATTTCGGCAATTCGTATGTATTATAAATTACATCGTAAAATCGTTTGAAATTATTTACTTCACAAGGAAAAGTGGTATAATATAATTACGCCGAAAGGAGGTGAACGAGTATGACGTACAACAACCCGAATGGTGCACAGTGCAACGCAAACGTCAGCAAGGAAATGCTGGCAGAGATCAATCACTACTGCACCGTATGCGACCTTAACCGAAGTCAGTTTATGCGCAGAGCCATTTCAGAGTATCTGCAAAATCATCCTCTGCCCGATGAAAAAGAATAAGACGCTCGCTAAAGTTTGCAGACCACAGCGAACGTCTTATATGCTCAACAATGGAAATGGAGCCATTGCGCCCTTATTATAGCAAATTGGCTCAGTTTCCGCAAGCTATTTAAGGAGATTCTATGAATCATAGTATCACAACTAAGACCGAAATTCAACTGATCGAGGGTGTTAGCTGCTACGAAGAAAACGGAGTGGCTTACATCCGTCTGGAAGATGCTGCTCGTGGACTTGGCTTCACTCAAGAGAAAAATGGAGTTGAATACGTCAAATGGGAACGTGTTGAAGAATATATTCGTAGCTTCGCAAATTCCCCACTTGTGGGGAAAAGACCTGAATACATCCCCGAAAGCATCTTTTACCGCCTTTGCATGAAAGCCAATAACGAGACGGCGCAGAAGTTTCAGGCGCTTGTATGTGATGTGATTCTTCCCGAACTTCGCAAGCGTGGTTATGTTGCTCTTTATCCGAATGGACAGCCGAGCAGCTTGCAGATTTTGAACATGATGGTTCAGGCTGTGAACGAACAGGCTGCACGAAGCGCAGAAACCGAAAAGCGTGTGGATGCCATTGAATCCAGTTTCAACAATATGTGCTCGATTATGACTATCAGCGTCAAAGGCGATGCACGAAAGGTCTGTCAGCGCACGTTGAATGCTATTGCAACCAAGCGTGGTGGTGGTACAGCATACGCAGACGTATGGAATGAAGTCTACGATGAAATGAAGGAGAACGGCTTCGATGTTCGCCGCCGTTTGGATAACCGTAAAAAGGATGCCGCGTCTAAGGGCATGAGCAAGACTTTTGTTCGAAAAATCAACGCTGTTGACATCATCTTCGACAGCAAAGACAAGAAAATGGAATCTGCGTTCATTAACTCCGTGCGCCGTTTGGCAGCGGCTACAAACGTAAAGTTTGAGATCAAGGAAGAAAAGCAGTCCGCATAATACATAACAGCCAATAAGAAAAGCCAGTGGTTAGAGAACATCTAGCCGCTGGCTTTTTTGTGTTATGCGATTATTGCTCCTATAAAGCTCATTTTGTGATTCCTCCCTTTATTCAACTGGTGTTAGCAAGACTTCCGCACTAATCGAAAGTTCGATATGGTAGCCGTTTTTAACGGTAACATTCTGCTTTTCGCCAGCTTTTTCAAATTTCAGCACATCACTCACATCGTCAGAATTTGCATCAGACACCACAAATACTGTAGCTTCTTTGTTTCGATTCTCAACTTCGTATGTGCCAGTCGGAACCATGTACCAGATATATTTATAGCCACTCTTGTTCGTTTCTTCTTTTCCATAATCACCAAGAACTTCATCAACTAAAACAATAGAACCGTTCTCTTTTACGGTTTCTTCCGAAGTAACAGACGGATTTTCAGATTCTATCTTTACAGATGACGCAACGGATGATGTTGGTTTTTCGCTTTCAGAACTAGCCGCAGTATCTGTTTTGTTACGAGGGCTTACTAAATCCATAATAAAAGCCAATACGAACATTACCATAAGGATTTTGAACCACAGCCGCTTATAAGCTGGCTTTGGCGGTGTATTCTCTCCGCCACACTGCGGACAGGTTTTAGCGGTAACGGCTATCCTTGCGCCGCAGTGTTTGCACTTTACGAGTTTTGCCATTTTACAATGCCCCTTTCTTACGGTCAAGTATAGCACAGATTAGACCGGGAGAGGGGCCTTTTTGTATTTTTCGGAATTTTTGGAGACTTGCACAATCAGATTGGTTTGGATTTGTGAGGATGGGGTGGGTATGGAGGGGAAGCGCCTTTTTTATTTTGGTCGGAGGAGACGGGACTCACCGCCCCCACCCGGGCCTCCGGCCCTATTCCCCCCGGGTGACCCCAGCGCACCCGGAACGGTTACACAGTACAGGCAGCAGGGCAGACCACGCAAGGCACGACACACACGCCCGGACGCTGGACACGCTGTACCCGTCTGCACTCTATACCAGACATACCACGCCGGGCAGATCGGGACGGCGGGCGGGACGCTGGATGGCGTGGAGTGCGTCCGAAACTGTGCAGATTTGGACACAGCGCAGCGGCTCAAAAATATATCTCATTTATGAATACATTTGTTGCGTGTGCAACGCAAACCCCCTTTACAGTGTCTCAAAAGTGTGATATTATAATGTCACAAGATTGAGACACAACACCACCACAAAACAGGAGGACAAAAACCATGAAAAAGACCGTTGATATTATGGACTACTGCAACAAGCTGTTTGCCGCTGACCTTTTCGCGGGTGTCGTGCTGGAAGAGGACTTCGACACGGGCTACGACTACACATGGAGCGCAGCCAGTGAGGACTGGGCGGACAAGTTCCGCACTGAGCTTAACGGCTACATCTCTGCCGGATGCTGTGAAGAGCGTGCCGCCGACTACCGCAAAGCCCTTGCTATTCTCGATGAGATGGAACAGGCCGCAGAGCAGACCCAGACCAGCGCACCCGAAGCGGTCAAATGCGCCGACCTCTATACCGCCACATTTGAGGACGGCAAGTTAATGACTGGCACGCTTGACCAGCTCTATGCAGCCCAGAACAACCGCAGAATGACCATCAAACCCGTTGTGTGGCTCTGGTGCAGTGACAGCGGCCTATATATGGTAGACTATATCTTAGAGGGCGCAGGCTGGACACTGGGCGCATTTGATACGCTGGCAGATGCGGAAAAGGCAGTGGCAGCATTTAACGCACAGCCCTCCGCAGATGTTGCAGCAATGCTCACGGAGACTGCTCTAAAACGCTTTACCTGTGATGTAGAGTGCAAGGCACTGGGCGACGATGGCAAACAATATAATGCTGTTTGGTGCCCCGATTGTGGGCAGATTTATTATACCATCCCAGCAAAAGTTAAGGTACTGGGCTACATCCCGCAATATAAGGAGGGCTAAACAATGATTGCACTTGACTTTACCCAGTGGGCTGCCCTCTGGTACGTGGGCGGCATGATCAGCGGCGCGCTTGTTATGATTGCATTTCTCAATAGCTAAGGAGGGGCTGAAAATGTATACAATTTTTTATGGTATCGGTACTACCGCTACTAATGGCGGTTTTTATGGGCATAAATGGATAGCTGAGGAGCTGACCAGCATTGCAAACGGCGATTATTGCGAAAAAATGACCGAAAAAGAAATACAAGCCATGTGCAATGACGTCAACTTACACGGCGGACACAACGGGTTTAAAGTTTGGGCTGAGGTGCAAAAACAATGACAACGTTTGAAGAAAAAGTGAACGCATACCGCGAAAACAAACGGCTCATGGAAGAGCTTGAAGCAATGAACGATGCAATCAAAGCAGATATTATTAACATGATGCACGGTGCGCCGGAGATGGTACAAGGCACCGCAAAGGCCATTTACAAAGATGTTTCTTCCGTCCGGCTCGATAGCAAACTACTCAAGACGCTGCACCCGGATGTATACGCAGAATGCAGCAGCAAAACCAGTTACAAACGGTTTAGCGTGGTATAAAGGGGGTTATAATATGAGCATCAATCTTATTTCCCGTATCTTTTCGGACTATCACAAGGGCAAGGACAGCACCAACGGCCGCAAATACCGCTATACTATCGAATATAACCCGTTGTCAGCTACGCCGATCTGGGTTATACGTCAGCCGCTGACGGGCGGCAATTGGGATTTTGTTCAGCCGCTTCCCTCTAATCTCCAAATCACGCCGCTATACTCCGCCCGTTTGGGGCGTATGGTATACTAAGGAGGTGCACGCATGATATTTTCTTGTATCCTGTTCTTCTTCTGGTTTTTCTCGGCGCTGTTTAAAGCATCCAAATAAGAAGCATTTCACCCGGTCAGAAATGGCCGGGCTTTTCTTTTACCTTGCATCTGCTGAGGGTGCAGGGCTTTTATTTTGCCCTGTTTTAATACAGCCACATACAAGCGTTCACAATGTGTTTTGCATCGTCAATGCAACTTATACCACCCACGCCTCAAAACAGTGCACACAGCTTTACAGGCGCTTTTCCTGCGGTTCGTCCCACTCAACCGCCACAGATACAAGGCCGACACAAGCGGCTATAATACCGACTGCGCCACGCTGGAGCGTCTACCAGCGCCCGGACGGCTTGCACCGATACCAGATACTACCGCCACGCCCGGACACTGTGCAGACCAGCGCAGCCCGCCTATTATAATAAGGTATATAAGGGTGCAGTAGATCGCCGACTATGCCAGCCCGGCGGGGCTTCTCGCGCCTGGCATTAGCCTGGCACACGTCCGGTATTATGCTTTCTTCCTGGCACGGCGGCGCGGAACTATTGACGGCTACCGCCGTATCTCTTTTCGGGCTTTCGCCCGATAGCCAATAGAGGCCAGCAATAGTCGCAGCGTTTCGGCTGGAATAGTCGTAATCGCTTCTGGAATAGTTGTAGCCACCAGTCGTAGTTTCTCCGATAAAATAGTCGTAGAATAGTCGTAAAGTCGTCAGATGACCAGCTTTTGAAAGTCCTATATATCGTATAGTAATGAGTGGTTCGCTGATAGTCGTAGAGTAATGGTCGCAGCATTTTCTTGCGAACTATCGTCAAATAGTCGTGCATTTTTTGTGTGAAATAGTCGTTCGCCTTTTAGAGAAAAAGAGATGCGATAGTCGCTAAGCCATCAGACATCCCCAAAAATCAGTATGTGTCTTGACACCTGTTAATTTTAATCCACATCATATTACCTCAAAATCTTTATCCATCGTACTTATTATAATAGTCGCAAACAATTACTCAATCTTTTTAACTATTATTCCAATGGAATAGTTGTATCATCTGATTCGGTTAGTTCTTCTCCGATTTAATTACTGACAACTACAACCATATCATATCAATCGACTAGGATTATTTATTCGGCAATACCTCAATACTTTTAACTATCTAATAAGACTATCCAGCTGGTCATTCGCTTTCAATTTGTAATCAACCGCTCATACCGCTATGCAACATTTGTACATATCAAGCCGACTACAAAATGAAGTCAATTATCCATGTGAAATAGTCGTAGACCATCCACAAATCCGAACCTCACGCCAATTCTTGCCTACGGTCTGCTCTGCTGGCTAACGGTGTAGCTTTTGGAGATAGAGGGTTATATGGAGATAGAGGGTTATAGGGGGAAAGAACCAGCTTGCAATTTCGCATAACTGTTATTTATTCACTTTTGAACTATCGTGGCACACCCGGCTCCGTCAACGCGCGCGCTCGCGCATATAACGCCCGCGGACGCGCTAAACACACAGGGAGGGAAAGGGGGAGCACGGAAGATATTAGGGGGATTATAGGGGGTAATAGGGGTTGTAGGGGAAAGAGGGGGACAAAAGGGGGAAAGAGGAAACAAGGGGGAAAGGGGACAAAAATTTGAAAGCCATTTCCGAAAGTGATAGTCGAAGCGTTTTTTCATTTCAATCAGCCCTGCGATTGGACAAATAGTATCTGTCATTCACCAATCTGGCTGCTATCATCGCCGGAAAGGCGTGTAGGAGCCTGTCTGCCGCGTTTTTCTGGCTAACCCGATAACTTTCACGTCTGACCCTGAAAATTCGTTCTTCCCGCTTCTGCATCGTTCTAATCGCATGGTATAGTTTGAGATATACCATCAGCATCAACGGAGAGCCGCCTACGAGCGTCTGTGGCGCGTTTTCGTGATTAAGTCGATAAAGTTATCGCCTAGCATCCAAAACGCCTTAAAACAGACTTTCTCGTGGAGTTAGCAAAAACAAAAGGCTGCCATTGCTGACAGCCACTGCATTTTTATAATTGAGTTTGAACGTAATAGAGCGCATCGTAAGAGCCATTCACCCGATAATAATCTTTTAGATACTTGCTGATATAAGCGCCGAGTGACTTCCAGTCATCATCCGGCTGCTTTACAATTTTGGCTTGCCACCACTGGATAGCCCACCGGGATTCTTTTTCAGCCTTTCTGGCAGACCATCCATGCGCCATCATCAATTTCTTAAAACGCTTTCTAGTCACAGTGTTTCTCCTTTCAGTCCATCCAAGTATACTCTTGGAACCGTTGAATCTGCTTGTTAAACGTAATGGGGAGGTCGCCTATCTCGCCTTCCTTGTTCTTGCTCAGCCGGAACAGGTACTTGTCAGGGTTATCGCCGGACAGAAGAATGATTGCATCTGCATCCTGTTCAATCTGACCGCTCTCTCGCAAGTCGGAGTTAGTAGGCGTTGCTCCGGGCTTGGATGGGTTTCGATTAAGCTGCGCCAGAGCTACCACGACAATGCCTGTGGTCTGCGCCAGCTCGTGTAAGGCAATGGATATGGATGTAATGGCGGCATATCTGTCCTTTGCGCCTGTTTCGTGGATGAGTTGAAGATAGTCTACGAAGATGACCTGAGCCTTTTTACGGAGAGCCTGAGCCTTCATCCACGCCACGTTTTTTCCGGCAGCGGAGCGGATATATAGGGGCATCTTCATGTTCTTCGCCTGTCCGTCAATCTCATTCAAGCTGACCGCCTTATTTTTCACCGTGTCCAAAGGGCAGTATATTTGATTAGCCATCAGACGTGCGCCCAGCTTGCGTTTGCTGGTTTCTAAGCTGAAATAGTACACGGTGTAGTTTTGCTTTGCTATGCTTGCTGCTATTTGCAAGGACAGGGCTGTCTTGCCCGCAGACGGTCTGCCGCCGATGATGATGAAATCACCCGAAGAAATGTGCAGCGCTTCATCCAGACGCTCTAGGCCTGTCTTGATATACACAGGCTTCTCGTCCATGTGAAGCACATAGTCGTTCAGCACATCCTCGTATGTCCACGCATCTTCTTCCTCAGCTTTCAGGCTCATTGCTTCGCCCATCTGCTGGTAAATATCTGATAGATCAGAATAGTCGGTAAGCTCGCTGGTCATCTGAAATGCCAGACCTTGCACACGAGTGAGTGCAGCTTGCTCTCTGATAAGCTGTGCCCAACGCTGCATCTGCTCCCTGTCAATTCGTACACACTCTGATTCACAGGTTTGTACACACGCTAAGAGCGTCTGCGCTACGTCTGGATGCTGCGTGTTTATCTCGACTATATCTATCTTGCCCCTAGCCGTCCAATAGCCCTGAACAGCCGCAAAAGCGTCTCTCAGCTCAGGTCTGAACAAATCAAGTTCAAGGTCTGGTATGATTTCATCCGCAACGCCCGGCTTGCAGAGCATTAGCGCACCGATAAATACCGTTTGAACGTCCATTGTCATAGTCTAGGAAACTCCATCTCCGTACTTTGCTCGTACTGGTCATCCTGTTTCAATGCGTAAATATCCTGCCATCCAGCATAGATGCTCTGGTCAAGAATGGCTTTCCAGTCGCGCCGATCAAACTTTTCCAGCTTGTTGCAGAGCATTTGTTTTGCCCGGTCTGTCATAGGTTTCTTGATTCTTGTACGCATTTGTGCGAACTCTCGCAGGGATTCCAACAAGGCTTTATCGCCATGAGCAAAGTCGGAGAAGATGTCAGGTTTCTTCTTGACTGCGCTCTCCGGCAATGTCTTGACGTTCATCTGACTGTCAGTTGATACAATGGGTTCATTGTCATCTGACTTTGAACTCATAGATGAGCTGACCTTCATCTCATTTATGACATGAGGATGAGCTGACTTTCGTGTAGACCATCCTTTTGACGCAATATCGCTTCTTTTCCATTCTTCATCGAGCAGATGTTTAATCAAAATAAAACAAGATTCTGCTTTTTTTGAGTTCAAAGTTGCGTCTTTTTCTTCAAAAACGTATGCACAGATTGCATCGTAGAGTTCCAACTTCTCTTTGCTTTTCAGCGTGGAAATGGCTTCAAAGTAGTATCGTTGGAATGTAAAGCTGTCTCGTTTTTTGTCCATTCTCAATCCTCTTTGTAGCGTTTGTTCCATGCTTCGATAGCATCCTCTGCCGTGTCAAACAGTGCGCCACCCATGCTTTGATTGTCTCCATCCGTGCAAAGGATACATTTGCCCCATCCTTCGTGATGCAAGTCATAAGAAAGCCCGCTCCACGGGTCTTGTTCGTACTCGCATCCCAAACGACCATGAAAGTTGCCTTCATCATCGCACACGCCAATGTAAACTGAGTTCTTGCCGCAGAACGGGCATCTTTTAAGTTCTTCCATCTTTAATTCTCCTTAAAACAGGCACTCAGCGTCAGATTCACGCAGCCAGCCTTCGCCCGGAATGTTAACTATCTCATAATACTGCCGTGCAACGTAGATTGTTTTCTGCCCATCCTCAGCAATCAGGCCTACGATCAGATAGTTGCCAGCAGCCATAAAGAACCAAGGGTTGCTCTTGTAGGTCTCGCCCTTCATCCAGTTCTTCATCCTGTTTACGGCTTTTTCAATATCCTTATCAGGGCAGTCCGGGTTTTCGTATGCAAAGAAATCCTCAGGAAATTTAAGCTTTTTCACTTTCTAAATCCCTCTCTCGTTCTCG